CTTTGTTGAACTTTGAAAACAAGGTTTCAAGTTCATCAATGACCGGTTTCAAACTAACTTCATTCATGGTTCTTACTCCTTGTGGTGTCCTTTAGGATACTTTCGCATCAAAAAAAATTCCCACCGGGGTTTCAAGGTTCAGAAAATCCACGATCTTCTGAATCTCGCCTTGGGTGAACTCCGAACCCCCATTACACTTTCGGTAAAAGGCGGATCGGGAAATCCCAAGGACTTCACACAGCTTGGCACGGGTGACACCCCGAACAGACATTTCATATTCCAAGCGGGCCTTGTTCATTCGCTCACATCCTTTCTTCAAAAATAGAACAGCCAAAGCCCCAACAAGCAATTTCCGGGCGGTCATACCTTTTACATGGGGATTGATACCCAATACCCGAACCCATAAACCGGGGGCGCTCATGTTGTCGCTGTTGCCCTGCCATCATCAGCACCGGTGGGGCAGTTCCGGTGGACGGGCCATCAGGCCCGTTTCGGCTTTAAGAATTGAAACATCCTTCTCCGATCACTGCAAAGTAATGCCAACGAAATTCTTCATCAGCTTTAAGAAGGCGAACCTTGATCCCAAATTGGTGCATACCGCTGAAGCGCCTATCGCAAGCCCATTTATGAATTGCAATTTCTTTGGCTTCTTTGGCGGTTTGCGCTTCAACATGGATGATCCAGCTTTGTTCCCCGCCTTTCTTTGTATAAAAACGAACTTCATAATACTTACTCATATTTCATATACCCCCTTCGGTGTCTTATTCGCTTTTGCCGTGTCCTTTAGGACACCATCATAGTACCACACCCCTTGTCGCTTGTCAACCCCATTTGTGGATTAAAAGAAACTTTTTTTGTTTTTTCGCTTTAGGGGTTGCAAAAAAGACACATTGCGGTTATACTGTTGTTACTAACCGTGAAAGGGGTGTTGATGTGGCTGATTTGACTATGGGCCAAAAAATCAAGGCTTTGCGTGAAGAAAATAATCTTACTCTTGAACAGGTGGGCAATGCTGTTGGCGTAGGTAAAAGCACCGTTCGGAAATGGGAAAATGGGATTATTGCCAATATGCGCCGTGATAAAATAGCAGACTTGGCGAAAGTTCTTCACACCACACCGGCCTATTTAATGGGCTGGAAAGAAGAAGTTGAATTGGATAACCTATTTAGAATTGAAAAGCGAAAGTTCCCATTACTTGGGAACATTGCTTGTGGAACCCCTATCTTTGCCAACGAAGAAAAGGAACTGTATGTGGAAGCTGGTACAAACATTCATGCTGATTTCTGCTTGAAGGCCAAGGGTGATTCCATGATCGGGGCCAGAATCTATGACGGGGATATTGTGTTCATCAGAAAACAGGAAATGGTGGATGATGGTGAAATTGCCGCTGTCCTGATTGGTGATGAAGCCACATTGAAGCGTGTTCAATATAACCCTGAAGAAAACGAACTGTTGTTGTTCGCTGAAAATCCAAAGTATAAAACCATGCGTTACACAGGCGAAGAACTGAATCATATCAGGATTCTTGGAAAAGCCGTAGCCTTCCAAAGTGATATTCGTTGAAAGGGGGAAACCTCATGTTTGGGAAAAAAGAACGCTGTGCGATATGCGGTGAAAAACTTTCCTTTACGGCAATTCAAATCAACGGTGGTTCCATTTGTCCTGCTTGCAACCGTCTTTCCACCGGCTCCCCCTTAGCATCTGTGGAACAGGTGAAAAAGGCATGGGAAGAAAATCACAATCGTTTCCGTAACTTCAAGCCCGGAATGATCATTTCAGATTTCGCAAGCGGCTTTCTGTTCATTGATCCTGAACAGAAAATGTTTTACCTGTCCAACAGTAAAAAAACAAAGCTGGAACCTGTTGTTTTCAAGTTCTCTGAAATCAATGCCTTCAAGATTGAACAGGTTGGACAGAAAACCATTACTAAGACGAAAGGCGGGATTGGTAGGGCCGTTGTTGGCGGGGCCTTATTCGGAACAGCCGGGGCCATCGTTGGTGCCGCAACTGCTAAACAGGAAACGAAGGAAGTTGGTGGCGTTCCAATTTTATATGTTGATTTGTCCATCAACGGAATGAACACCACCGTTTCCATCTCCAACCCACCCCTGAAAGCCGCTGATTATCTTGAAAACGCTATGAACGAATAATCCTTCAACATTCAAGATCAAATCCCTTCTGGTTATATTTTTCATACTTCTTAATACTTTTTTTCTTGAAATATTAGAAAAATATGTTTCATCTTGAATGTTGAAGAATTTCCGAAAAAGCCTTATGCCGCAAGGCTTCAGGCTCATTCAACATCCATTCAAAATGAAAAAAATGACCGCCCCCGGTCTTGCACACCGGAAGCGGTCAGGCGAAACAAACCCTTTTGAAGTTAATGTTTCAAACGCCATTGAACATTATATCACATGGGGTTTAGCTTTGCCATACCCAATTTTGAAAGTTCAGGTGATATAATGCGAAATCCAAACGGGTATGGAACGGTTGCAAAGCTATCAGGCCAACGCCGCCGCCCATACATTGTGAAGAAAACCATAGGTTGGAATGACAAAGGCCATCCGATCTATGACATTATCGGTTATGCTGAAACCCGTGAAGCCGGGAACATCATGCTTGCCGAATACAACCGTGATCCTTGGGATGTTGACCGGGCCAAGATCACCCTCCAACAGCTTTTTGACCTCTGGAAAGAAAAGAAGGCTCCAAAGCTGGGTGAATCCAACCGTTCTTCCCTCTGTTCAGCGTTCAAGCATTGTTCAGCGTATGTGAACAAGCCTTACAAGCAACTGCGGTCTTACCAAATGCAAGAAACCATTGATGGTTGTGGAAAAGGGTACAGCACCCAAGCGGCTATCAAGAACCTGTGGGGCCACCTTGACCGGTTCGCCCTTGAAATGGACATAATAAACCGGTGCTTCTCCGAACTGCTGACTTCTGATCCAATCCCTGAAACAACCCGGCTTCCGTTCTCCAAGGAAGAAATCAAAACCGTGTGGGAACACCAGTCTGATCCTTGGGTTGATACGGTCTTGATCATGCTATATTCCGGGTGGCGTATCTCTGAATTTCTGAACCTGAAACCGGAAGATGTGGACTTGAAGGAAGGCACGATGAAAGGCGGCATCAAAACGAAGGCCGGTAAGAACCGCATTGTTCCCATTCACCCGAAGATCAGGCCCTTGGTTGAACGGCGGCTTGCTGAAGGTGGCCCCCGGCTGATCTGCTACAACGGGAAGCCATTCAACCAAACCCAATACCGGACTTTTTGGGCAGAGATCATGACCGCCCTGAAGATGAACCACACCCCGCATGAATGTCGCCACACTTTTGAAACCCAACTGGACAGCGCCGGGGCCAATCGGAAATGTATTGATTTGCTCATGGGCCATGTGTCCAAGGACACGGGAAACCGGGTCTATAATCACAAGACTTTGGACGAACTGAAGGCCACCGTGGAACTGATTCCATAGGGTTCAAACCGGTGAACATTTTAGGCCGCTGAACGCTGAACTATGCACACATTAGTAACAAGAAAACCCCGAACCCCTGAAAAATCAAGGGTTCGGGGTTCGTCTGTTTTTATTTCAACCATAAATATTTCTACTCTGCAACGCTCTGAAACGCCCATATACTGAACATTTCAGCCCTTTGAAGTTCGGTGAAATCGGGGTTATTAGTAACATAGTAGAAACACGCAAAAAAGGCCCTTCCAGCTTGAACCGGAAGGGCCTTTTCTCATGGTCAGGTTTTAGTGGCGTAGTCAAGGGAAATCCACCCGGCACCGCTTTTCAGTTTGCCCCACTTGGCCGCACCTTTGCCGGTGCTTTCAGCCACGATGGTATAAATACCGGGCTGGATGTAGCCGGTTGCACCGTAGTTTGTGCCGGGGCCTTTACGGATATTCAGGTTGGTGATCTTCACCCGCACAAGGTAAGGGGTCACGGTGGCCCCTGCGGTGCCGCCTGTGGGCTTTTCTGCGCTGGGGGGTGTAACTACTACCCCACCACCATTGGAAGCGCCCTGAAGCCTTCTGTTGACTTCTGCGGCAATCTCCCCGTGTCTGGAATAAAGATATTCCCCCGGACAGGCTTTGTTGGCGAAGTCACGATGAACGGTCATGTTGCATCCGTTCCGATGGTTCACACGGTCATTCTTGTTCGTACTCCATACCAACTTCTTGATCCCGTTCCGCTTGCAAATATCCGTTACCAAATCCAACAGGGCCGCATAAGCCTTGGCGGTGACGGCGTAAGGGTGGGTGGTGTCGGAAGCAACTTCAATGGTGATTGCCCGGTTGTCATTGGTGCCGTTGCTGGAACACCAAGAACGATCCTTTTCATCCACGGAAAGGCCAATGGAACCATCCTTACCAACAACATAGTTGGCGGAACATTGCCGGTCTGTGGTGGCGAAATAATCACACCCCTGTTTTGCTGTCCATTGCCCAACGATACAATGAATCGTGATGGTGTCAATGGCATGGTTCCGGGGGCTGGTTTTGTTTTTCGTGATCCGGGTATAGGTTACAAGGGGGGAATTACTCATTTTCTGTATCTCCTTTCACCTGAAGAATGGCCCTGAACTTGGTGAAGGCTTCTGCGATATACTTACAAGACACCATCAGCACAGCGCCCACAATAACCAAATCAGCAAAAATTTCTGTGTATTCTTCCGGGATTGCCCACCCAATCTGATCCGCATAAATCGGAAGGGTGGTGATTGCTACACAAAGCAAGGTCAGGCCCACAACGAAGGTGGCAACCTTCAGCCCGGAATTGATCATTTTCTGTCTGTCGAAGGGCTGAAGCAAAACCTTGATGTTGTAGTAAAGGGAAAAAGCAACATTGGACAGGTACGCACACAGGAAGATCAGCATAGCCCACCCAATATTGATCAGATTGTTCAAATCTCCTTTGCATCGTTATAGATTTCCGGGCCGTACAACTTCCGAAGTTTGATCCGGTTTTCGGCTTTGGCTTTGGAATAGTAAAACCCGGTTGCGGTTGCCAATTCAGCAAATATGGCGGGGATTAAATAGGCCAGCGGTTCAAGGTTTTCAGTTTTCCAAACCATGATAAGGGTGAAGGCCGTAACCCCAACGGTTACGGCCCCCACCACATACAGGATCAGCTTGGAAAACTCAATCTTTTGCTTTCGGGATGTTCGGCGGCTCACGCATCAACACCACCCGTAATTCCATCAAGGCGGTGGTGGGCGGATTTGGCGGACTGTTCCACGGCCACAAGGCGTTCCCGCAATTCCTGAACTTCACCCTTGACATTCTTCATGTCAGATTTGATTTCGGACACTCCATCCCCGATGTTTTCCAGCTTCACAATCACGGTGGTAAGCTGGGCGGTTTCCTCGGCGGTGTCTTTCTTATCGTTGCGCTTCAGGTTGGAAATACCGGAATACAAGGCAAAGGAAACCGAAAGAACAGAAATTACAATAGACAATTCAAGCGTCATGTTTACCTCCTATCAGGCCCCGATCAGGGCGGCAATATAGCGCAAATCCTCAATAGGGCCGTTGTAGAAGTCATGATTCCAAATCCAATGATCTTCCTGTTCCGGGCGCTTGTACTTTTGGCAACGGGGATCATCCCAAATTTTCCCCCACCGGGCGTTGTGTCCGGGGGTCTGCTTCATCAGCGTTGCGGTGATCCGGTTCAGAAGTTCGCCCCTTTCCTTGCCCATGCCATCATCATTTTGGGTAAAGAAGTCATAGGCGTTTTGGCTGGTTACGGAACACACCGGAAGATCATTCAGGATCAAAAAACCACCCTGACCATTCAGGGTGGTTCCATACGGAATGTTCACTTGTCCGCAAATCGCCTTGAACCTTGCCCGTTTACGGCAAACATAGGTTTTATACTCCATCCGTGCTTTCCTCCCACCCGTACACACCGGGTTCCCACACATTGGAATCCACCGTGGAAATCCAATGCTTTTCCTTATGGCTCACCTTTGCCCCCTTGGAATAAGCGTCATGCGCTCCCACCGGTTGGCTCCATTCGGGCCATTCTTCAGCGGGATCACTCGTTTTGCTCCACAGGCTGGAAGCCGTGTCCGGTGTCCAATCCGCTTGGGAAGTATGGGCCTGAACGCACTTGTAAAGGGTTCCGTTATACCGGCGAATCTGCCCCACCGTGTAGCCAACAGGGAAAGCCCATTCAGCGAACAAATCAGCGTGTTCCGCCGCCGTTTCAGCGTCAATGCTCCCGGCTTCCGCCAAGGTCACAAAGACGATTCCACCGGCTTCCGTGGCCTTGGTGATCTCGCTTCCTGCGTCCGTCTGTTCCAAACTCACTGTTTCCAGTTCATCCATAGCGGCACGGCCCAACAAATGGTAAGCCACACCCTCAAAAACAATGCCCGAAGCATCATGCTCCGGGCAAAGGATGTAGCAACCATTTTCGGCTTTTTTGATGTAGTTCAGGTTCTCGGTCAGGCCGATACCGGCCCCGGCTTTGATGATTCTAAACATTGTCCACCTCCGAAAAAGATTGCATGGTAAAGCCGCCGCAACCGTAGCAACCGGCCATGATCGTTGAAGTTCCGGTAATAGGCGCTTTGGCACTCCATGTATTGTTCTATGTCAAAGAAGGATCGTTTTCCCTCTTTGAACTCTCTGTGAAACAGCTTTAGTTTTCGCCTTGCCCGTTTCACTCCATCCCGGCTTCCATTCACCTTGATCTTGCCGGTTTCGGTAAGTGTGAACCGGGCCTTGCAGAACCGGAACGGCTTTGTAAGCGGGATCACCTTACACTTGCGCTTGTTCACTCGGATTCCAGCGGCTTCAAAACGCCTTACAATTTCATGGCCCATCAGCTTTGCTTCATCCACCGTGGGAAAGAAAGCATAGTAATCATCCATGTAATGACCGGCGCAATGAACACGGGCCTGACACTTGATCCATTGGTCAATTTTGCTTGGTAACGCCACCATTTCCTGTTGGGAAGGCTCAACGCCCAAAGGCATCCCCCGGCCCGGTGTCGGGCATGGGGAATATTGAATCACAGTATCAGCCAAGTTTTGAAGTTCAGGATTCAAAATCAATTCCCGGTGCCGCTGGTATAACAGGGCATGGGAAGCATTTGGAAAGAACCCCTTCAAATCCAACAGCAACACAGCACCTTCCCGGCCATATCGCCGGTAATGCCATCCAAGCTGTTGTTTGATCCGTTTGAACTGCCAATGAAGGCCCTTTCCCTTTTGGCTTGCCCCGTTGTCATAGATCATGGAAGGTGAATACAACGGGATCAGGACTTCATTACACAGGGTTTTGTGGATTTGTCGATCCGTAATGTGCGGGGCATCTATCGGGCGGATTTTTCCTCGTTCCCGAAGGGTGAAATGGGAACAGGATTTGGGCTTCCAAGTCTGTTCCAACACCGTTCGCCGCCGTGTTGCCGTACCGGAAAACAGGTGGCCTTCAAAGTTTTGAACACTTTGCTTCCACCGCACCCCGTTACAGCACTTTTTCCCGTAGAAGAACATCTTCCGATAGGAAAATATTTTATTCGTTGGCCCAAGGCTATCACACCGGGCCTGTTTTCGTTCCAACCGCTTTGCTTTGCGGCGCTGGAACCTTGCTTCATGCCGTTCTTGGCTTGTCATAATAAAAGTATTCGCCCCTCGTACAAATATCTTGTAGGGTGCCGTCTAAATTGCTTTGCCCTTACACATGAAATGGGTTAAGGCACAATCACCCACCATGCAAGAAGCGTCCGTGTAAGGGCATCAAAGGGCAGTTTTAGGGATTTACACCCAAGGAAGCGCAACTCCTTTTACATCGGTCGTCTTTCACCTGAAAAGCCGTTTGCCTTCTGTTACTACATTTGACCGTGTATATCTGCAAAATCCGGGCCGCAACCCACCAGAATTATTGGCATTGTTATTGTTGTTGTTGCCATCCGTCCAGACAATAACGAAATTGTTGTTGTTATTGTAATTAGGGGAACGAAGGCCCCACCAAACCGCCAGAGGACACATTAACAGTCACGCACCTAATAGGAAATCATTTCTGTTTTGCTGTTACATTTTTGATTGCTCCTTTCAGAAGTTCGTTTTCTTTGTCGATCAGTTCACCCAAGTTTTGGGCCATCTTATCCAGCTTTTCCATTGCATCCTGTGACTTCACCGGATTTCCCTTGGAAGTGGTAAAGGCCCCTTCCGGGTTCTGGTTCAGAATCAGGTAAACATGGGTCAAGCGAACATCCAGCGCCATCAGGGAAGCCCGTGCTTCAAGAAGATGGGCCTTTCTCATTTCAATGCGCTGGTTGTCCGAAGGAAAGATACTGTTGGCCTTCTCCGCATGGTCGATGATCTCACCGGCCAGCTTTGCCACCGGCTCCGCAATCAACCGGGAATACCGGGCTGAAAGACGGGTCAGGAAGTTCAGGGTTTCAACATAAATCTGATTGGCCGTGTTGATGAACTCGGCCTTGCTTGTGGTTCTCTTTTGCTTCAGGACAGACATTTTCAGTTATACCCCTTTGGGTGAATTATCGACATTGATCGTTCCTTCCGCCTTTTCCACTTCTTCCAAGTGTTTCAGAAGAACAAATTCAATGTAATTGGTAATGGATCGGTGTTCACGGGTTGCAAGCGCCCCGATCTTGTCAAAGACTTCATCAGATAGGCGCAAGGTGAAAACACGCTTGTTTGTTGCCATACAATACCCCCTTCAAACAGGCTTATAGATATTGTATGGCTGATTTTGCCCGGTGTATGCACTCAAAAGACAGTCAAATGATAGCACTTTACCGGAAAACCCCCATTTTCAAAAAATCGTCGGGCGGCTTACGCCGCCATTATTATTTTTATTTGGGGTTCCCTCCCGGAACCGCCGCCTTTCGGCGGCGGGATGGGGGCGGGATCATCCTGCGGGGGATTAGGCAGCAAAGCCGGGCCGCAACCCACCAGAAACACTGGCACCGTTACCGTTGTTGTAGCCACCCGTCCAGACAACAACGAAAATGTAGTTGTTATCGTAATCAGGGGAACGAAGGCCCCACCAAACCGCCGTGGTAACGGCGGTGTGATTATTTGCAATCTTGGTGTTACCAGCTTTGTAATAATCATACTGGGCCTGATAGTTCTGTTCATACTGGTTGGCATAGCTTCTTGTGCCAAAGACTTCAAACTCGGAAAGATCAAACAGGTAATCGGTAGTAGTTGTAACATTACCGGAACTGTTGCTTCCATTGCCCGTGTTATCAGTGTACTTGGTCACGGGTTGCATCACAGCACGAAGGTCAGACGGAAGCGCCGCCATCAAACTGTTTGCCAAGGGGCTTGTGGGGGTTCCATCATTGCCATAAAGGGTTTTCCGCTTATAGCAAGCGTTCCAACCACCGCTGTTCGTGTTGCTGGTGTTCCAACTGAAATAACCGGTGCCGGAAATATTAGTGTTGTATTTGCTGTCACACAGGGCAACGGCGGCACTCCCAATTTTTCCGATCTGGAAATGGATCTTATTCCCGCCTTCACGGGCCGAATTGTGATTGAACCCCAAAATGAAAGCATTGACCGCCAAATTGGAAAAAGTGGTGTTGCCCACCTTGCCATTGATCTTGATTTCCTTCACATCACCAACGGCCCAATAGTTGGCTCCCAAACCTGCGGAACTGACTTCCCGGATGGTTGCCCAACTGTTATCGTTCAGAATCTTGGTGGGCAAGGTCACTTCAACGGAACAGGTCTTGTTGGCCGGGGCCGTGTGGTTGGTGCCAGCGGCCACAGAAACCGTGATTGTAGCGCTTCCTTTGCTCTTGGCGGTAACAGTTACCACCGAACCGGAAACGCTCACAGAAGCCACCGTGGGGGCGCTGGAAGTGGCCGTAATCTTACCATCACCCGCCCTTGTCACAGTGATGGTGTCCGTGGTCTTTGCGGCGGTCAGTTTGATGGAAGTCTTATTCAAAGACAAACTACCAGCGGCCTTGGCAATGCTCCAAGCAACCGTTTTGGCCCCGGTGCTTCCATCGGCCCACTTGTAGTTCGTTTTCGGCGTGAAGGTGGCATTGTAGGAACCGGCGTTCGTGCCGCTGGTAGTTCCTCCAAGTGTCATTTTTCCGCTGTCATAGTTGTTCCAAGTGGGGCTTTGGGCCGAACCGGTATAAGTAAGGCTGTTGCTCTGCGTGGGGATCGTCATGGTGGCGGCGCTGATCGTCCAAGTCACTTCCTTGGCGGTCTGTGTGCCGTCTGCCCACTTATACTTCCCTTTAGGGGTGAAAGTGGCCGTGTAGGTTCCCGCATTGGTGCCGGTAGTCACGCCGCCCAAGGTCAGCGCATCGGGGTTATAAGCGTTCCAAGAAGGGCTTTGGGCCTGTCCGTTATAGGTCAGGGTGCCATTCTGCGAAGGAAGAACATTGATGGTATAGACGATACCGGACACAGCATCCAAGGCCGCATCTGCGGCGGTCTGTGCGTTCTGCGCCGCTTCCACACAGGTTCCGATCTGGTTCAACAGATACGGGTGGGCGGTTTGGTCAAGGTTGTGTTCTCTCACCTTGTTTTGTGCTGTGCCTTTTGCATCATAGTTCATGTCAGGAAGCTGTTCGGCGGGAACCTTACCATCCACCAGATCAGCCTTCCCGGATTGACCTTTCTGAAGGGCTTCAACGGCATCCGCATTGGCCTTCATTTGGGTATCAATCTTATCCATGTTTTCATTCTGAACCCCTACATCATAAAATTCAGATTCAAGGGGTTTAGTCAGCTTGTAGTTGGTTGTTTTATTCGCCATTCTTCAAAACCTCGTTTCTCAACTGATTGTGGGTATAGGCGGCAAGCTGGGCATGGGTGAACCGCCCAAGTTCCGCATGGGTGTTATAAAGCTGAAGCAAGGTCACAACCATGTTTTGGGGAACAACCCGGTTCAGCAAAGATTCAACATCATTGAAGTTGTTCTTTGCGGCCAACCCGATTTTCACAAGAAGCTGATAGGTGCCTTCTTCCACATCAGCGGAATAGTTACCCTTCCCGCATAGCGTTTCAAGGATGTTCCGAAGCTGGGGCAAGGTGTACGGAAGTTCTTCATTGATCCGGGTCAGAATACGGAACCGGCGATCTTCAAGACTGTCCGTGCCTTTGGGGGTGATCCCCAAAATCTTTTCCCACCGGGAAAGGCCCATGTTTCCAGCGGTGGGAATGAACTGATTATCAAGAAGATCATCCGTGGTATTCCATGCCTTTTCAATTTCCGGCTGTTCGCTCCCCATGATCCCCTGAAACTCAGCATAATCACGAATGACATAGGGAAGATAATCAATCAGTTTGCGTTCCATGCTCCCGGCCCCCTTATCCGCTGATCACGATGGTTCCCGGCTCAATGGTTCCCAAAACCGGGATGTGGTCAAGGGTCAGGGTACAGTTCGCCGCTTCACCGTTGATCTTGGTGTTGGCAATATCCAGAATACCGGTGATTCCCAACAGGCGGCTTTCCACCTGACTGATACGAACCACAAGGGCTTCATTCTGGTCTGCCCAACTTTGGGCCAGTTCCAAGAAGTAACCGTTGATTGCTTCCGTGACATAGGCGGAAACATCATCCCAACTCCATTCCCGCTGATAGTACAGATCGAAGGAAAGGTTGATGGTATCTTCACCCACGCCTTCAACCCTCACCACATGGCCGATGGGGGCAATGCCCACACCTTCACCGGCGTTCTGAAGGGGGTCAACTGCGGTCTGCACCTGATCCACAAGGGCTTCCGAAGGCTTCTTGAAGGAACTGTTGATGATCACCAGCTTCACGGTTCCGCCCACGGTCAGCTTGCTATTGGCTCCCGCCGCATACACGGCATCCAACCACGCCTTGATTTCCTCGGACACACCGGAAAGGACGCTGATCCAAGTGTCGGTTCCCGTGGGCGGGATCAGCTTGGCCGGGTTCAAATCGCTGTTCCAAACCCGATATACCTTCACACCGCCCACGCCGGGAATGGCGTTCACCTTTTCCAGATAATCCGCACGGTTGCCGCCGAAGGCTTGGGCGTTCAGGCTATCCATGTAACGCTGTCTGAAAACCTCGGTATCTTCTTCATCCTCACCGGGGATCACCACGGCGGAAATGGAACAGGTTTCAAGGCCGTCCACATACTCAATGGGAATCACCGTTCCGGTGTAGTCATTACCGGCTTCACCAGCAGTTTCACAGGTGATTTCATACTTACCACTTCCACGGTCAGCCGAAACATAATAGTTCAGTTCTCCGATGGAAAAGCGGGTGTTCATAGGAAGGTGCAAGGTGGTTGGTGTAATGCTCAACTGCAACACGGCGGGGCTTGCCGGTTGCGGTTTCAGGCCCCGTTCTGCCGCCCTCAAAATGAGATAAGGGCGGGTTGCGGTGTCTGCAAAGGTTTCATTCAGCACCGTATCAAGGGCAATATAAAGGTTCTGCAATTCCACGGCGGCGGGGGCATCACCGCACCAAACCAACGAACCTTCACGGGTGTCCAAATTGCCATTGATAGAAAGCGCCTTTTGAAGCATCCGGGAAAGGATTGCTTCATAGGTCTGTGCTTCATACATCAGATTTCAACCCCCAATTCTGCATTGATTTCGCCAAAAATGCTGACCACCGTGAAGGTAGTCAGCACTTTCTTTTTGTTCACCGTAAATTCAAAGTTCTGAACCGCCGTGATCCTATCATCCTGAAGCAAGGCTTCACGAACCCGGCGTTCAATTTCGGGAATACAGTATTCCACATCTTTCCCGATCAGATTATGAAGTTCAACCCCATAATCCCAAGAATGGATCAACCATTCATAGCGTTCTGTGTTCAGGATCAGAAAAACCGCCTGTTCCACAGCTTGGATTTCATCAATGGTGCCGATGATGGTCAGGTTGTTGTGGTTCATCCTGAAAGTACGGCTTGGAAGGGTTTCAATGGTGAAATCCTGTTTAATATCATCCTGCACTTGCGGAATCATCATCAAGCCCCCTTTACTCGGTCAATAACCACGAATTTCTTTCCTTGCTGAACCCGGATCAGAAGCACCTTTTCACCGGCCTTCAAAGCGTTGTGAACCTTGAAGGTTTTCTTGCCAACATAGGCGTGTTTGTGGGCTTCATAAGCCGCCGCACCAGAACCACCGCCTTTGTCCTCGGTGCTGTGGTTCACCGTCATATCAACTTCAAAATCAGTCACATTCCGGGTCAGGATCAGCATTTTGGAAGTGTAGATGGATTTCTGATCCACCTGAATTTTCAAGGGTGAAGAGGAAAGGACAGTTCCAAACAGGATGTTCACCGGTTTCCCGGCTTCCACAGCTTCCACCGCCGCCCGTTTCACCACTTCAACAGGATTAGGCAATAAATTCACCCCCGATCAGGTCAAGTTCCATCATGTGTTCATCACCCCTGAAGGTATGGGTGACTTTGTTCACCACCATGTAATTGTTGGTGACAATATCGCCAAGGTTCAGGGCCACCACCACGGCGCTTCCAGCACGAACCCGCACATCACCGAAAGCGTTCTGAATGGTCAGCTTGCGGGTTTTCTGATCGTACAGCTTCAACAGGGCATCCGCCTTGGCGGAAGCGCCCGTTTTGGTCTGAACTTCTTCAAAATACTGAAGAACACCCCATTGGTTCATTTTCGCCCCGTCCTGTGCAATGAACAATTCCCGCTTACCGGTTTTTTCATCGTTATAGGCCAGCTTGATCTTGTTATAGGTCTGTTCATCAATACTGGATTCATAACTGAAGTTTTCCCCGGTTTCTTCATCAATCAGAAGGTTCAGCTTCATGGTATTGATGTTCTTCAGGGTCAGCTTCCCGGCATCGTCATACAGAACATAAAGCTGTTTGGTATTCATCAGGGTTTCATCAAGGGCGCTCTGAATCATATCAAACAGGGTTTGGTTTTCTTCCACGATGGTTTCAAGGGTATAACCGGTATCTTCCACCGTGCCAAGGTTCAACCGGAAATCTGTTGCAATGCGCTTCAGAAGGTCAGAAGCCTTCAGCCCTTCTTCCGTGATGGTGTCCTTATTCTTCAAATAACGCAACTGATCATAGGCCACAACATCAATGGTGCCGCCCTTGTCACGCTTTTTCTTGAACACAAACCCATAGAACATGGCGGTTCCGTTCACAGTCAGCTTCACCGGATCACCTTCAGCAAAGTTCAGCCCCGGCCCCTTGACAACGGTGAACTCCAACTTGCCGGGGGTTCCCTTGCGCTCCAAGGTCAGCCGTGCGCCTTCCTCGACAACGGGGAATTGAATGGTGCTGTTATGCTGGATGAACAATTCAACTGCCAAACGGAATCACCCCTTTCAGGAAGGCAAAGTAAGAACCTGACCGGGATAGATCAGGTTCGGGTTCTTGATTTTGTCCTTGTTCAGATTATAGATTTTCGTGTAATCGGCCCCGTTGCCCAACTGCTTCTTGGCAATGTTCCAAAGGCAATCACCAGATTTCACAGTATAGGTGGCGGCTTTCGGGGCCGTTGTGGTGGGCCGGGGTGCCGCCTTAACCGTTGCGGTGGCGGTTCCCCCGGAAGTCTTGGCCGGTTGCACGGTCACGGTCTTGGTGCCATAGGCTCTGTACTGTTTCAGGTTGATCTTCACCTTCGCATCAAAACCTTCACCGGCATCATCGGTGATTTCATAGGTTTCAAGGCCAACGGTCAAATTGGTGTAATGGAACATCCCGCCACCGGGCTTCTGCCGGTTCAGGATGAATTGGAACGGGGTCTTGCTTACCTTCAGCCGTTCAAACAAGGACAGGTAATAGGCGGCGCTTTGCGCTCCACCGTTGCTGAAGGGATAGGACACTTGGGGAAGAACCAATTCAAAGGACACATCCGAAAGGCCAGCGGCCTTCAGAATGTTGATTTCTTCCCCGTTGATCAGGGTCATGGTCTTGTTCTGGTTGTTGATCTTCACCGTCACCTTGGAAGGGGTGATGGGCATAAGCGTTCCCGCCATATACAGTTTATATGCCATTACTCATGCACCCCTTCTTCAGAAACTTCCAGCTTTTCAGCAAAGTCATTGGCCCAAGCATCCATGATTCCATCCAAATCAGCATCTTTGGAAATGTGGTTTTCATTGTGCTGTTCAACCTTGATTTCAGCGGTAGTGAACCGGTTGATTGCTTCACGCTCCGCAATGTCACGAAGATAGGCCAAATCTTCTTCAGCAATATCCAAGGCATCAGCGGTGGCCGCTGTGTTGTTTGCAATATCGCCGGTGTTCCCGTAAATGCTATCAAGATCATTGCCAAGGTTGAAGGCATCCAAAGAATCAGCCCCCATAGAATCCAAGGCGGAAAAATCAAACATACCGGAAACCTTATCGGCCACGCCATCACCCCAAGCGGCACCGGAAGCAAAGGCATCAGCGGCCCAACCATCTTGGAAGGTGTCAAAGGTAGACATTCCTTCATTGAAGGCATCGGCAACGCTCTTGTATTCCTCTACATTGCCATAGGCTTCAGCGGATTTAGCCGCATATTCGCTTGCTTTGTTGGTAATCCCGGAATAGTCGAACTCAACAAAGGGCAATTTGTTCAGGGCTTCACAGATACCCGCCACAACAGTAAGGGCCGTAGAAAGAAGGTTGTAAAACCACCCCTGAACATTGGAAATAACATTGTGGAAGGCCGTTCCGATGTTGGAAGCACAGGCCCCCAAAGCATTCCAGATACCCAAGGCGATATTCGCCACGGACAGGCCAAGGTTTTTGAAGAAGGCGATCACCACCATGATTCCGCCGCAAATCACACCGAAGCCGCTATTGGCAACACCGGTGAACTTTGCAACCGCCGCACAAGCCGCATAGATAGCCGCAATCACGGCGATAATCAGAAGGATGATCCATGTCAGGGGGCAAGCCAAAAGCGCCGCATTTAGGCCCTGCTGGGCCACAGTAGCCGTGAAAGTGGCTCCCGCTTCCATAGCGGTTGCCGCCGCATGAACGGCCTTGGCGGTTGCCTGAATACCCATGATGATATTCGTTGCCAACGCCACACCGTTATAGATCAGCATAGCGGCCACAATGCCCATGATAATAGGCTGAATCCAACTCCAATTATCAACGATCACAGAAGCAATGGAAATCAGAATATCCAGCACCGAAGAAGCGATATTGGCAACCCCGGCAAGCCCATTGATCAGGGCTGTGGTGACTTGCTGGAACTTGGTGCTGTTAGCAATCTGGTTGATCTTGGTCAGGATCGGGGCAAACATGGAAAGGGCCTGATTCTTCATCCCGGCCCAAATCTGCGCCCAAGTCTTGGGCATGGAATCGAACTTTGCGTTGGTTTCGTCCGCCATAGCAAACATGGCGTTCTTCACCACTTCAGCCGTTACCTTGCCTTCCTGTGCAACCGTCTTGATGGAACCTTCCGCAATGCCCATATATTTTTCAATGGCTCTTGCGATACCCGGCGCACCATCCAGAATGGAATTTAGTTCTTCACCACGAAGCGCACCCGCCGCCATTGCCTGTGTAAGCTGGATCATGGCGTTGCTCTGTTCTTGGGCCGTAGCGCCGCCAATAACGAACTGCTTGTTCACCTGTTCCATGAAGGCAATGACCTGATCCATATTGCCATCGAAGGCGTTACCAGCGTTCAGGCCAAGTTTCGCAACGGCGGAAGCTGTGTCAAAATAAACGGACCGGGAACGCTGGGCGGAAGCCATGATCTTCTGTTCCAAGGCTTCAACGGAACCGCCATCATCCACAAGCAAATTCAATCGGGCCTTGGTGCTTGCCAATTTATCCGAAATATTCAGCGCCTTATTGCTCCCGGCAATACCACCAGCGGCAATGGCAACTTTCTTGATGATGGACAGAAGCCCGTTGGCGGAATTGCTACCCCCACGGATGGAATTGTTGAAATTCTGCTGTTCGTTGTTGGCGTTCCTGATATTTTCTTCAATGGCATCAAAGGCGGTTCCCGCTTTCGCCCATTCTTCACGGGCTTCCCGGATTGCCGCCGTGTCAACGGCTCTACCGGAAGCCTGTTGCATGGATTCAAAGGTGTTCAGCACAACACCCATAGCCTTGTGCATACTCTGAAGGGGGCTGGTAACACCATCATAAAGGGCAATAGCGGTTCGGATAGTTCCCACAGGGATCACCACCTTTCTTGGAGAATAGCCGGGGCCTTAATGGTGTCGGCCCCGGCGCTGTTTGCGTTCAATTTCCTTCTGCTTCTTCTTTTCAGCTTCCACCCGAACATCAATGGCCGCAATGATGAAGGCCCGTTCACGCCGGGGCAAAGCATAGAAGGCGGAAGGTGTTAAATGAAGTTCGTGAAGGCAATAGTAAGCAATGTTGGCTTCACCATCACCTTCACAGATCAGTTTTTTGCTTCATCAACCTCATCCTGCATGGTGGTATCAAAACCACACACTTCCTGAATCTTGGTCAGGTATTCGGCATATTCGCCGGGGGTCAGCATGGTTTTCAGAAGGGCATCAGCACCCATGACCTTGTAGCTGTCCTGAAGTTCCTTATCATTCAGATTGGGGAACACAGTACACGCCACGGCCAGCTTGCCAAGGTAAAGATCATAGTCGGTTTCCTTCTGATACTGGTTCTTCTTGCCGGGAACCGGAACACGCTTGGCACAGGACTTCCGAAGGGCTTCATCCTCGGTGCCGGTGATGGTCTTGATCTCCCAAGGAATGGGGTTGCCATCCTCACCCAAGAAGCGTTTGGAAGCAACAAACTTGATGTTCTCAACGGGAACGGCGTTTTCAGCCAAAAAAGCGGACAGGCTCATTATTTTTTCCTCCTATATTTTGATACGAAAAAAGGCCCCGGCCCCTACCGAAGTAAGGCCGGGGCGCTCTGCTTACTGCATACCGGCCAAAAGGCTGAAGGTTTCGGGCATCTCGAAATCTTCAAAGGTGAAGTCCATATCTTCATCCAAGTATTCCGCATCAGCATCAAACTTGGCAAGCAAGCCACCATCCATATTGCAATCCTTCAGGATCACGGTCTGACGGCCCACAGAAGAAGTGGGATCTTCATTTGTCACCTGAATGTCAAAATAGACATCCTCGCCGGTGTCCTTATAACGCTTCATCAGCTCACGGAAGATGGAAGTGTTATAGTGGAAGGTGGCGGAACCCGTACCCTTCCAGCCGGTGGCCTTATTGCCCTTGCCGGTCTTGCCCAAAATGGGAACTTCCGTTTTGTTCTTCTCAAAGTTGGCTTCAAGGTTGATAGCCTGCATGAAGTTGTAACGGTTATCCCCGATGGTCACGAAACATTCAGCCAAGGAAGCGGAAACAGCATCCTTGGCGTTCATGATGGTTCTATCTGCCATGATGGTTGTACCTCCTTACTGAACATAGACGGTCATATAAAGCTGTTCCATAGCGTTCACAGGGGTCACATAATCAGTAACCACCACGGATTTCTTGGTATCGCCCTTTTCAACCGTCACATTTTCGCCGCTGAAGTTCTCAATGGCCCGAATATCCTGAAGTTCCGTGTGGTGCTTCACAATATCGTTCCAAAGGGAAATCCGGCCAGCGGCATCATTGGGAACCTTGCCAAGATACTTCTTGCCGAACAGAACGGCAATATCATTGGCGATCTGATCCAAAACTCGGATCGTCTGGTTGCTGGAAAAGTCGCTGGACTTTTCATCCGTGATGGAAATGAAGCTGTTAATGTCGGTCAGGACACACACCGCTTCATCCACACGATGGAACATGAAGGAACCTTCCCTGATCCCGTTTTCAAGCTGGGTCTGCGTGAAATCGGTGTCCACATCGTATTCACCATCATAGGTCATGTTGGTGGCGCTCTTATTGACCGCCGTGCCGCCGATCACACCCGTAACCCAAGGGATCAGGGCGGTGGAAGTCTTGTCGGAAGTCAGGCCGTTCTTGACGCTCACAACGCCTTCATAGTCGGCCAGCTTGCGGAAAAGAACCACCTGAAACTTCTTGCCCACATCATCACGCATACGCTTTGCGAAGGCCGCAAACAGGGCGGTGATGGTAGCCTTGCTCTCGGTGCAACCCATAGCGTTGAAGGTGTACGCTTCCGCCTGATCAAGATAGGTCTGATAGTCGGAATCGGCCACGGTGCCATTGGTGCCGCCCGTCAGGGGCAAGGAAGCGGTCAGGGAAAGGGTTCCGCTGGACTTCCAATCCACATAGGCATTGGCCTTCAGATCGGTGATAGCGGCCACACCTTCCTGAAGATCAACCTGAACGGTTCCCAAGAAGGTTGCCACATCGAACAGCGGCTTCTGTTCTGTGGTGTTCTCATTCGCCGTGATAACGGTACGAAGATCATTACCACGGGTGCCGGGGTATTTGGCCGTTGCGTAGGTGTTAGCCGCCTTCACGCCGCTGGAACCAAGGCGGAAGAAATGAACGGTCTTGGCGTGAAGGAAGATTTCACGCATGGGCTTCAGTTCATCCGCCGTGTACGCATAGCCGAAAATCTTCTGACTGTTCTTGATGAAGTCAGCCTGTTCCACCGTGAAAATCTTGCCTTCAGGCCCCCAATTCATGGCAAGGGGGATGGTGACAATGCCACGGTCAGAAAGGGTGGCGCTTGCCTGCGCCACAGAAATGAAGTTGATATATGCACCGGGCAGAACCTTGTTCTGCACCAAGAAGGTGCCGCCGCCAAGGGCCATATTAGTTCACCTTACCTTTCATAAAGTCTTTGATCAGCCCATCAATCTGATCATGGGTGTATTCCTTCCCATCTTCCAACAGGACAGACAGAAGATCACGCCGGTCAGCGTATCTCTTGAAGGTCAACACCCGTTCTTTGGGGAATACCACCGGGGCCGTGATGGGCGGTTCCTGTGCGGTGGTAGCTTTCTTTCTGGTAGCCATTCAATCACCCTTTCTTTGGCTCCACATCCACATCCAAGGTTTCCATCGGGGTTTCCTCGGACGGGCGGGATAGTGTCAGATTGAAGTTGACGAAGAAGTGAAGAACCCCATCTTCAACCTCATAACTCATGGAAGTTCCGTGAAGCACATCCCCATTGGGAAGGGTGATGAACTCCAAACATTCCATCAAATCCCCGGCCACCGTGAACAATTCGGTGTTGTTCCTCCCGCTGGTGGGGAAATAGTGAACATCCAGCGGGTTCCGGTTCATGAACCGGTTCTTCTGCAACGGGGAAATGTCGGGCTTCAGAACGGCAATGAAAAAACAGGGTTCTTTGAAACCCTGTTCCACATCATTCTGATAGATTTTGTACCCGGCTCCAAAGGTGGCGTTCAGCTTCATGGAAACACCTTTGATGATTTCATTGATCAACTGAACACCCCCTTCAAGGCTTCATACAACATATCATTCAGAATGGACGGGGCCAAGGTTTTCACTTCCTGTTCGGAAATCGTCAGCATGAACCGCCCCTTCACCCAACTTGCCTTCAGGGTCTTACCCAAGGCGGGAACATAGCGCCCCGGTGTTTGCCGGTGGCCGTATTCCACATAGGACGCATATTCCAAGTTGTTGATGATGGTCACGGTGTACTGATCCCCATGTTTTTCAATGGGAAGGATCGTCCACGCATCACGCAAGGAACCCCCGCTGTAACCGGCCCAATATTCTTGCTTGGCTTCATCCGTAGCATAGGACGGAACCACGCCAACCGGGGTTCTTTTCTTCACCTTGTTCAGAAGGATTTGGGCAACCTTCTTGGCGGCATCCCGGCAAAGCCGATCCATGTCAACTTCCGAAAGCTGTTGAAGGCGTTCATCCAGCTTCTTCAATTCCCGGTAATCACACCGGCCCCATCTTGCCATCAGGCCCACCCCCTGAAGGGTTCAAGCATGATTTCTTGATGGTTGGAGAAAACACCCGGTTCACCGGAACGGGAATAGGTGAAGGTTCGTTCCACATCATTTGGACGGGTGACAATGATCTTACATCCTGCGGGAACCTTCACATCCGGGGAAAGGAACAGCTTCACCACCTGTTGGGCGGTTGCCACTTCATCCCCATTGGTTGAAGTTAATGTTTCAAAAGACAGCTTGCACGGCTGATTCTGAAGAAGCGGCTTTTCTTCAGAATCCGTCAGGTGGGTGACAGGATCGGTGACTTCCTCACGGATGAAGATAGAACACCGATCCTTCCACAACCGTTCCAAGGCGGTTCGCACGGCCTTATTTACCATACCAACCGCCTATAACGGTAGATTTCACCAATGCGCCCGTTGATCAGATAATCAATCAGGCTGTTCAACCTCTGTTCAGGGGTTGAACTACCTTCACCAAGGGCAAAGGTAATGTTGGTGTCACCTTCCTGAATGGATTTTACCGCCGCATCCAGATCAAACCCTTCAAGCTGTCCAGAACACTTCTTCATGTTCAGGTATTCGCCCACGGCCATAGAAACGGCCAGACTTTCCAACCCCTCCGGGATTTCGGAAAGGTTGGAAAGGTTTTTGATCCGCCATTGAACATTGTTCAAGACAATATCCAACAGCGGATCATCAGCGGCCCCCGCCACGCCAAGGGCCGTTAGCATTGCAACCGCTTTATCACGCAACGGGGTTCACCGCCTTTCTTACGCCGCCGTGATTTCGTACCAACCCTTGGTCTTGGGGTTGTCACCGGAACCGGGCGTGACCTTCACATAGCCGATACCGGAAGCGGCGTAATAGGTCTTGTCGCTGGAAACCGTGGTGTCAGCGGTGACAGCGGCGGAACCGGTGATGATCTTCACCGCCTTGGCTTCATTGGTCATGGCCGCAAGGTAATACTTGCGGGAATAAACCGTGTTGCGGCGGATGTTGCCTTCACGCTCCTGTTCCACTTCCGTACCCTTCTTGTTGAACAGGGTAACAGCTTCCTTGGTGGCAATGACCACCTTGCCGGTTTCGGCGTTCTTCTTGGTGTAGATGTTGATACCGCCCACGGTGCCAACATAGCCCTGCTTGGCGTATGCTTCCACATACTTCAGATCGTCCTTCAGGGCCTTACGAAGTTTCGCCATATCAGCGGGGTTGACGAAGCCGAAGATGGTCACGCCTTCAAGGTTTTCCAGATTCAGCATGGCCGCACCATCCACAAAGGCATCAAAGCCAAGGGCGGTGGTCACGATGGTCATGGTGGCCTCGTTGAAAGCGCCGAAAATGTCAGCGTTCACGGTGTTGAACATATCCGTACCAGCGTGACGGGTGCCGGTGGTGATCACCATGGGATCGGTCATGGCTTCCTCGTCATAATACTGGAAGCGGTTCTGGGCCATCTGAATCCGGTATTCCTTCTCGGTGTAACCGGCTTCAATGGTCTTGGTGTTGCCGTTGCCCATGGTCAGCTTCTCGGTGCCATCGGTGGCCTTGTACTTGTGAATCTTGCGAACCATGCCAGCAACGCCGGTCAGGTTGTTGTCCACGGTGCAAAACTGCTGAAGATCAAGGTGGCTCTGGTACTGATCTTCGATTTCGTTGGACAGGAAAAAGTTATCGTAGCAAGTGTTTGCCATTACTCATTACCTCCATAAAGTTCTTTGTATTCGTCAGGATGGTTGACGGAATAGTTGTAGCGATCCAAGGGGTTCATGGCCTTTAGCTTTTCAAGGGTCATGCCGCCTTCAGCGCCATCACCCTTTTCAGCGGATTTGGCCCCCTTGAACTTGGTGCCGGTGGACTTCTCAAAAAGAAAAGCCGTGTCCTTACCTTCCACCAACTTCTTGACTTCATCATCAAGGCCCTTGACGGTTCCATCCTCCGCCAATTCAGCCTTACCGATGAAATCAACCAACAGCGCCTTAACAGCGGTGTTGTTCTTGGCCTTGGCTCCGGTCAATGCCATATCAACGGCGTTGCTGATCTTCAGCGCCTTCAGTTCGGCTTCATGGGCCTTCTTCTGGTTGGCGTTGTCGGTCTGAAGCTGTGTGATCTGATCCTGAAGCGCCTTGGTGTCACCTGTGGACTTCTTCAGCGTTTCAAGCTGGGTGTCACGCTCTTTGATGGTGTTCTTGGCGGTGGTCAGTTCGGTGTTGACCTCATTGAACCGGGCCTTGGTGACGAAGGAACCGTTCAAGCCCTCCATAACCTTTGTGGCCTGTTCTTCAGTCAGGCCCCATTCCAACAGCTTTTCTTTAGTCATTGTTGTTACCTCCAAAATCCTTTTTTACCGTGGGTTAGGAACCACGATTTTCCCCGGTTCTGTTTACCGCCCACCACCGGGAAACGGCGAAAATGGTATGAAAAAACCACCACCGGCCAGAAGGCCGGGGTGGTCAGATCATCAATATAGGGATTTTTCATCCAGTTCAGGTGGCCGGTAAGGGGTTCCCTTATCCAAACAATCCTGAATAATGGCTTCCACTTCCGCTTCCTCGACACCCATCAGGGCGAACAGGGGGAAGTTCTCATGAAATCGTTCAAGATATTGTTCAATCAGTTCAGCCATTTTCAACACCCCTTTCACGGCTGATTTGCAATCACCTTCAACATATCTTCATACATGGCATAGGACTTGGGAAGATATTTCTTGATGGTTGCCAAACTTTCCGGGGAAGTCATGGTTGCGGAAGTCATTTCCGCAAAGGCTTCAGTTCCAAGGCCCCAATCAATCCCGTTGTAAGTTCGGGTTGTCCAGTAGGAACCACCACCATGACCAATGCCACAGCGGATTTTTCCACGGGTCGCCCCTTCCAATATATCAGAAAGATCACCGTACTGCAATGGGGTCAATGCTTTTACTTCCGCTTGAACAGCGGCATAAGCATAGGATTTTTTGACCTTGAATCCACCATACTTGATGTAGAAATCAGCGGTGTTTTGCGACATCCAGCCTTTTTGTACCCAATACGGGAAATCATCTTTATGGGCCTTCATGTCAGCAAGAACCCGATCCACCCAATCATTCACTTCATCCTTGATGGTTTGGGGAAAAGCCCCGCCCTTGTAAGTAGAAGAAAAATGCCATTGCCCATTCGGGGTTCCAAGCTGTGCCGCAAGCCCATCAATGGCATGGCCGCTTTCATGGAAGGTGGTTGCGTAAGGGGCGCTCCAAGAACGGCCTTTAGAATCGGCATCAATATTCACATAAATATTTTTGCCTTGGCAATATGCGCCGCCTTGATGGTCAGCCTTTGCAACCTTGATTTGGTTTTCATACTTATCCCAAGCGGCCTGAAGGTCAGAACTTTGGCAAGCGTCCACACGATCACGAATCTGATCATAATGGTCTTTGCCGAACTTCTTTCCAAACTCGGTGTTGTAGTCACGAAGCGTTTTGGCAACACCGGCCCCGGTTGCAACGGTCAAGCCAGCCTTGGAACCGCCGTTCACGAAGGTCTGAACCCAATCAGCATATTTCATGTTGGCGGGAACATAGTACACATCCCCATCAGCGTTCCGGGCGGCTCTTTCTCCGGCATACTTGGGATCAATGGCCGGGGCCGTAGTTCCTCGACAGTTGGGATGGAACGGCGGCACGGTCACACCGGGTTCATATTGGGAAATGGGGATCACCTTACCATCAAGCCCACCACAAATGGAACAGGTATGGGAATCCAGCGTTTCAATGATTTCCACCATTTCAACATCCAAATCCTTGTAACATTCCTTGGTGGCAACGGCGTTGAAATAGGTGGTTTCAGTATTAACCAACCGCCCCGCCTTATACCGATGAACCCCGAACTGCTTCTGAATGGCTGTGGTGATCTTGGATGGGGAATCACCCCGAAGAAGCCCTTGCGTCAGGCTCTTACTGACCGAACCCACCAGATCATTCTTGTTCAGCCAACAGCGATCCCGGAAGGTTCGCCCGTCCGTTGTCCAAGGCTTTGAAAGCAAGGTTTCAAGTTTCTTCT